CTCAAGAATGTCTTTAATGAAGTGGTTGATCCACTACATTCTTCAGTACCCAAATTACACGATTCGGTCCGTGGACGTGTCCTACGAGGTTATCCGGGACCGCGAAAACAGCACGCCATTCTGGGACGCTCAAAAGCTCGATCGGGGGGTGGTTTCCGTTCGAGGTCTCGAGGACTGGTGTCCCGTTCCAGACTTTATTTTGATTCACTCGGTCGCGATTCACTACTGGTACAATGGAATCACGTACACCCACGTGGCTCCCAAGACGGACACGATTCAGTGGCCCCCGGTCCGGACCACGATGCGCTTTAGCATGCCCCTTCGGTCCCTCGAACTCATCGGACCCGATGGGGAGACGCTCGTGGACATGACCGAGTCCGCCAAGCGCTTTCTGGGCCCCATGAACGACCTGAGTCTCTTTGAGCGCGTTCGTCAAATCCGGGCCACCAACCTTTTAGGCGTCAGTTTTAGTAGCGAGGTAAAATTTCAGCTCCCCTAGGTTGGCCACGTTGTACTTGAGCACGAGGAACCGGTTCTCGTGTTCCTGCATGATTTGAACCGTGGAACACATCCCGGTCGCCTTTGTGAAAATGTTGAGATACTTGAGCGAGTACATGCCCGACAGCGTCTTGTCCACAGACTCGCTGCACTCAATGGAGGTTTCCTGATTGGCAAAGTCCCCTGCGCACTGAATGGTGAACACGGAGCCCTTGCGAGTCATCGACACATCCGTGGCGATATTGTTCATGTCGCGGCATATTCTCTGAAAGTCGGCCGACTGCATCGTGGTTGTCACCGCCATTTCAATGTCGGGCAACTCGATCTGGTCCTCGTTGATATCGAGGAGCTTCAACTGAAACTTGGTCACCGACTTTTTGGACTCGTTCTGGATGGAGATGTCCACGTACTCTTTATTCTCGATGCTCATCGTTATGACGTCATTGTTCGTAATCGTCTTCAGGAGCTTGAAGGTGTTCGAAATGTTGATGCCCGCGGTTATGCTGTCGGGACACGAGTACTCTTCAAAGTTTTCGGCGCTCAGAAACATATCCACGAGGGCCGAGCGTGCCGTGTCCAGCGTTATGATTCGGAGACCCTCTGGTGTAAAGTACACGTTGACGTCATTCAAGATATCCTTGAGCACCTCAAAGACCGCCTTGAATGCAGAGGCTTGTATCGAGACAAACTTCATTGTCAAGAGAGCCGCTTACTTCTTTATTGTGTTTTGGTACGCCTCTTGGACGCTCTTGCCAATCTTGGCCTGGAGCTCGGGGGTCATCGCGGGCTGGAGGGACTGTCCGTAGCGTCCGAGGTCGAACAGGTCGCCCTCGTCTTCGCCCTCGAGCGAGGTCCACGTGGTCTGGCCCCCCAAGGCGCAATTGGTGAGTTCCTCGACCGGCAAGAGGGACTCGAGCCACTGTTTAATCTCAGCGCCCACGAGAATCTTTCCATTCTGGGTCAGCATGGTCGGGACCCTGGTTATGCGCCCCTTGTACTGCGGGGGAATCCCGAGCTGGTTCACATCGTGAAGGCGCACAAGTGCGCGGAGCTGGTCCCGGGCGTTGATAAACTCGAGCGTCTCGACCGAGTGCGCGCACTTTGGGCTGTACACGAGGAGAGCCATCTCTTGGTACTGGTGGACCTTTTGTTAAAAATAAATTAACGCGTACTAGTAAAATGAAGTTGATTCTTTTGGCGGCCGCCCTGGTCATCGTGTACTTTCTGACCCGGACCGAGGGGTTCCAGGATGCCGCCTCGGGCGGGGACTTTATCGAGCAAAAGGCGCAAGTCTCGCCAGACCGCAACGAGTCCATGATCCTGATGGCCCAGTCGTGGCTCCGCGACAAACACAAGCTGTGCGCGTACTGCATCGACACGAATAAGATTCAAATGTACAAGAATTCTTCGGGCGCAATCAAGTACGTGATCCGGTACATGTTCATGGTGTTTTCGGGGTACCCGTACGGCATCGCGGTTGACGTGGAAATCGTGGACGACAAGATTACGAGCCTGCGGACCCAGCCGGCCGATGGGGCCGCCGCGGGCCCGTCCCCGTTCACGGATGAGACTGCGTACGATTTCGTGGCGTACGACGAAATGGCTCAAAAACCTTCTCTGCCAACAGCATGATTCGCGTGAGCGATATTGAAAAGATTGAGGACCGAAGACGCGAGGTCCGGAAGGAGATTTACACCAAGCTGTACGAACAATTTTCGAGAAAGATTCGGCAATCGGTGGACTTTGGGCAGAACCAGGTCTTCTTGACCGTTCCCGGGTACCTCTTGGGGTACGCAACGTTCAACAGGGCCCACGCAGCCACGTACCTCAGGCGGCAACTTGTCCGGGCCCAGTTCGAGGTGTCCCCGGTGGATGTGTACACGTTTTATGTCAGGTGGGGCCGCAAGTCAACTGCGAAGCAGTTGGAACCCAGTGTCAGGGGTGCTTCCGCCCCCGCCCCCGACCCCTCGGACGATTTCCCAACCCTGGTCAACCTCAAAAAGGCTGCGAACAAACATCGAAACAATTTTCAGGGACCCCACTAAATGGAACTGAACGTGCTCGTCGAGGCGAAAAAAGAGTACACGGGCCAGCTCTGCAAACTCCTGTGTCCCCATATGATTGAGTCGTTCCTGCGCATGTACACCGAGGCGAACAAATTGTCCAAGGGCAAGAGGCCCCTGATCCAGTACCAAAAACTTCTCCAGGAGGTTCCCAACTGGAACGACCACATTGTCAAACAAAACTGCGAGTCAGTCTGCAACGCGTGCAGCTGGTTCAGCGACCTCTTGGCCGCCGTGTTTGTCAGCTACGTCAAGATTCTGTCCTCGGTCCGGCTCAAGTCGGAGACGAAGAAGATTTCCATCAAGCTCCCCACGAATGAAATGTTTATTCACACGTGCTTCGTCAACGCCGCCAAGGATCTGTACAAGGATCCCTACGTGTACCACGAAGTCCAGAACGAGTTTGACCGCGACGCCAAGCTGACGCCCCGATTCACCGCCGCCATCGAGGCGACAATCCAGGAGCTCCTCCCGGTTCAGCAGATTTTAACCACGTACATGTCCCAGACGGGCAACCAGGTGGACCTGAACACCGAGGACCCCGTGGAGGACACGGAGGATCCGGATGTGGACGAAGGTGGGGAGGAGCCGGGGCCAGGTGAAGGGGAATCCACTCCGGAAGGAGTCGGGCCAGAGGTTCCGGGTGCCACCGAGGAGGCGCCACCAGAGGTTTCACCGCCGGCTCCAGAGGCGCCACCGGCGCCGTCACCAACCCCTTACGGGGTTGACTCTATCAAAAACGTCCCAGTGTCAGGCGAGGGAGCCGAGACGCTCTTCGACGACGCTCCAGAAAAAACCTCTGGAGATATCAATGGACATTAGCGAGTACCTCAAAGAACCCATGGGTGCAGCCCTGTTTGGGGCGGCGGCGACAGCCCTGTACATCCACCTCAAGGCGAAACTGAACAATGAGGCCCAGCAGCCCGTGGCAGCCTACGCCAAGCCCGCGGTCCTCGTGTTCATCCTGGTGTATTTCATCGTGTCCACGGGCTCTGCATCCCGCGAAAAGATTTCGGCCGAGCCTTTCTGAGTTAAAGATTCTCCAAGCCAATAGTACACATGACTTCCGTCAAGGCTTTCAACGACATGATGGAGCAGTTCCTGACTGAGCTCCGCGAGACGTTTCCGGAGAATGGGGCTATTAAAAAGTACCAGGTTGGTTTTGACATTCTCAAGTCGTCGAACCCCAAAAAGTGTGTCAAGGAGTTTATGAAGGGCATCGAGCCGTACGCCCAGCAGATTATGGCCAAGGAGGAGAGCTTTTTCCTCAATGATCCCCCGGCGGTCATCGCCGACCTGAACCTGGCGGCGATGTGGACCCCCGAGCTGTCCCAGGGCACCAAGGATGCCATCTGGCAGTACTTTCAGACGCTGTACATGCTCGGGACCACGATTACATCCATTCCCGCAGACACGCTCAACATGATTGAAAAGGTGGCCAAGCAGTGCGCGGACAGCATGCAGGGTGGTGGTGGGGGCCTCGATGAAAAGGCGCTCATGTCGAGCATGTCGGGTCTCTTCGGGGGACTCTTGAAGAATAAAAACTAGTCTACTAGTAATGAGCTGGTTTGACGACCCAAGTGAACTGTTCAGGGCGGACAGGATTCTGCATTTTTGGCCCACATCAGAGCAAGACCCAGTCGATCGAGTGAATGCCGCGTCCCGATTTGTCATATACGCCTCGTGTATCGTGTACGTGATAAAGAGGGACCCGCGCGTCTTTGTGCTCGCCGCAATGGTTCTGGCTGTTATGTTTGTCTTGTACAAGAAGCAGCTCGTAAAAAAGCCCACCGCGCGCCCAGTGGCGGTCGTATCGGGCCTCGGACTCGCGCCCATGGCGGACACGTGCCAGCGCCCCACCTTTGACAACCCCATGGGCAACGTGCTCCTGTCCGACTACATCGACCAGCCGAATCGGGCCCCGGCCTGCGACGCGAGCACGGTTCGCGACCAGATAAAGTCGGTGTTCACCAATGCAATCCCCTACGACATGGGGCGGTCCAGGTCCCCGTGGCCCCAGTACCAGCAAAACTCTGCCGCGCGCCAGTTTGTCACCGCCCCAGTGTCAAATATCCCAGGGGACCAGACTGGGTTTGCCGAGTGGTGCTTTGGAAAGAAGGGTGCCCCCAGCTGCCGCGATGACCCCTCCAAGTGCAACCCGGACATTCGCGGCGCCCAGCTCGAGTCCCGGGCCGGGCTCGACAGCGCAGGGGCGCCCCGCGGTGTTGGCCACGCACGATAATTTCTCCCGGTACTCTAAATGGCCTACCAACTTCAGCCTGGGCTCACGCAGATTGACCAGCTCACAATCCCAAAGCCGTGCGCGGATGACTTTGTGTTCGAGTACGCCAAGCCGAGCAACCTGAATCTGGGGTCCCGGCCCCAAACCATGCTCTACGGAACCGCACCGTACTTTGCGGGCAAGGGGGCCCCGGCGGACCTCGTGGAGGTTTCGGACGTGCTCCGGCCCCAGATGACGTCCCAGTTCAATCACGTGTACGTGGACACCTTTGCCAAGAACACCTTTCCGTGGCAAAACGTCTCGTGCCTCGGCCCCGTGCGCTCCATCGATTTCGAGCCCGCCAGCACCAGGGCCGAGCTCCAGAACGGAATGTTCGTCCAAAGGTACACAAAATAAAATAACCAAGGGTACTAAGATATGGCGGACCCATTATCAATCCTTGCTATAATGGCACTTGCATACGCTGGAAAAAAGTTGAGCGTCGAACCACCCGCCCCCGACATGTCCCAGAATGCAAGCTCCATGCCAGTTCCTCCCAGTGACGACGCCAAGAGTGTCCTCCTCAACAACTTTACAGGGACCCACTCGCCCGATCCGGGCCTCGGGTCCTTTGGTGTCACCCAGAAACCCAAGATGGAGCAGCCCAGTTTCGGGGACAAGGGTCAGACCACGTACGTCAACGGTATGCCGGTCCAGGACTTTCGGGACCGGTACTGGATCTCGGGCCAGATGAACAACCTGAAGCCCGCCGAGCAAGTCATGGTTGGGCCCGGCCTCGGACTCGACCCGAACGTTCCAGCCGCGGGCGGGTTCCAGCAGCTGTACCGCCCGATGCCCAACAATGTGGGCGCGTACCGCCTCACGACGCTCCCGGGCCGGGC